TTAGCACGACTATAACTATAATCCTTCTCTATATCATCTTCCTTAGATTTAACAATCTCTGGTTTTTTAACTGGTTTTGTTTCTACAATATCACTCTCAATGTTCAGAGCATCATCTATAGAATCATAATTATTATTCATAATAATCAAATATCCTCTTGTCTTGTGGGACTATAATCCTTAGAGTCTGGTAAAAATGTCCAACTTTCTGTAAATCCAAAATCGTCTTCTGGACTTGCAGTAATTGGATCTACAGAAGCAACATATCTCATTTCACGTTTTGCAACAGATGTATCTGTACCTGAAGAAATATCTGCTTGAACTTTTCTGATAAGTCCATCGGAAGATTCTGCAATTGGACCAAACAGATATGTCTTTGCAGTAAATCTTAGAGTATAAATTAATGCTCTTCTTGTTTGGAAAGATCCTTCATAATCATCTTGAAAATCAATACTATCAAGTATAATTGGAATATCTCTCTTTTCCCCAATAGAACTAACAAGATCAACAGTTAGATTAAATGATGGTTGAAAAAATGGAAGTATCTGCTCAATAATCTGAAGTGCATCATCATTTAACTTACTAAAAATATTAAGTTCAAACTCAATATTATAGGGAACTGGCATGAATACCTTTTTAATTTTATTGGAGCCTACCTCAACAGATTTAAAAGTTTGTGTTATTCCAGTTTTTCTAGTCGGATCGTATGAAATTCTAGTCATTTCAAACGACATCCTTGGAAGAGTAACGGCAATTGATTTTGTCAGTTGCTCTTGTTCTTGAATTTTTGTTAAGAACTTCTGCATTGGTCCATAGGATAGACCAACTTTTGTTTCATCTAAATTTGCATTACTCTTTGTGTGTCGAATGTAAATATCATTAAATAAAGTTCCAAAACTAATAATAGTTTTTCTTATAATTTCGTGATAAAAGTATGTTCCTAACATTAATAACTACCAAATGGATTTGACTCTGTAAAATCTATAATATTATCTGCTTGTGCCTCTATTTCTTCATTAACGTCATATGGGTTATCATAACTTTCTGTATTATAACTCCTGACAACATATCTAGCTGATGATATTGAACCAACTACAACTTCACCTATACCAAACTTACCAGTATTTAGTGCAACTCTTAAGTTGATTGGAGGATCTATCGTACTAGTAGCAAAGTCTCTTCTGAAGTCTCTAACTACCGCCGTTACACCTGTAGTTTGTCCAGTAATAGTTTCATTATAAACGAAAGTTCCAAAACCAACTGTAGATACTCCCGCAATGGTAACGGTTGGTGCAACAGTATATCCAACACCAGGATTAATAATATTAAGAGAATCTACTTTTCCATCAGGATCAAGATTTGCTATACCAGTTGCAGTTGAAACACCAGTTGCAGGACCACCAATTGTTACAAGAGGAGAAACAGAATATCCTTTTCCTTTATTGGTGAGTGTAATGGTATTAACAGACGAAGATCCAACCGCACATGTAGCAGCTGCACCTGTTCCTCCACCACCAGTTATAGTAATGGTTGGTGCTGTTGTATATCCAGATCCACCATTTGTTAGTTCTAATCTTAAAATAGATTGAACATTTGCTCTACTAGTGGTTATTGCAATCGCCTTTGCCGTAACAGTACCAACTCCAGATGGAGGATCTGAGAAAGTAACTGTTGGAGTAGATGTATAACCACTACCATCATTGTTTAAGAATATTTCACTAATTGCACCAGTTCCCACAGTTGCTGTTGCAGTGGCAGTAGCAGCAACTCCTGCAAGAATCAAAGATGTAATGTATCCTTCATCTTCTACAGTGTTATCAACTTCTTCAATTGCAGTATCAATAAGTTCATTTTCATATTCATAAAGTTCACAACTTAATTCATAGACATAATTTGTTCCGAGTTGATAGAAAGGTTTTTCTGATTCAACTCTCTTAATTTCAAATAGTCTTTCTCCAAGGGGGAAATAAATTAAATCTCCTTCCTTTGGTCTTGTAATTAAATCTGCAAAGTCGTACTCGGTAATTAATCCTTCTCTAATACCAGAAGAAAGACCTTCCAAAAATGGTGCAATAAATTCTTCATATTTTTCTCTGGATATGGTCAAACTTATTTCATTTTTTAATCTAAGACCAAACTTGGTCATAATATCACTATCAGGAGCATATCCATCATAATTATTGATATATGCTTCCATCAAAAAAACATCATCAAATTTTGATGATTGTATTTCACGAATTATATTATCAGTTTTAAAAATTTTTCTTGGTAGATAATAAACTTCTACTCCATAAATTTTTAATTGCTCATTGATCAAATCTTGAACAAGATATTGTTCGTTTGGAGATCCCTGAAGAAAAAATGGATTTAACGACATAACTATTAACCAATAAAATCAAGAGGTGGCATTTCATAGTCCATTGCCATTCTCTGTTTTATTTCATCCAACTCTCTCTGCCCATCATCATACAATTGTCTACCATTTAATTCAATTCCACCAGGAAGTTTTACTCCTTGAAATTTAATTAAATTTTGTCCCCATTGTTTTTTAATTGCAGAAGTGAGATATCTCTTTACAAAACTATCATTAAAAACTTTTGAGAAGTCATTTGGATCTAATGCTCTCTGGCAGTCAATAACAAAGAATGTATCTTTAGTTTGAGCACCCCAATCTATATCAAGATATAATCTATTTTGTCTCTTATTAAATCTTATTTGTTTATCTGTAGTTAATAAAAAATCAATGTCTTCTAGATATGTCTTCACCATAGAATATTGTAGCAAATCAATTGAATTGAATTGATATAAATCGTTTAAAAATAATTGATATTTAATACTGAACATTCCTCCAGAAATGCTACTGGTATCAAACTTAAATATTTTTTCTACACCAATTACTGAATCGGGAACTTGAATATAATTAGAATTTTCGTAGAAATTAAATGTTGTTGTTCCAAATCCCACAATATTTGAAGATCCGGTTGTGGTTGTTATACCAATACCATCTGTTCCACTTGCCTTTCCTCTGTTAATATCATCCTGAGATACCTTGTACTTAAGGTACATTCTTTCTACACCATCATAGTGTCTCTCATTAAAATACTGTAAAGTATCATCAAGTAGATCTTCAACCTGCTCATCAGCAACATTTATTTCTAAAACAGGAGCACCAAGTTGTCTAAGACAGTAATCCTTTAATTCTTCTCTAGTAGTTGGTTTTGCCATCAGAATGAACCTCCATCAATAAGTCCGGCATCAAGTGTTCCTGCAACAAAAACATTGTTTGAAAAAGTTGCAACCCCAACAAAAGTTGATAGTCCGGCAACTCTTAGATTTTGTGTAGTAGTTAATCCAGTAACACCAAGAGTTCCTATCGTTGCAATACCAGTGACATTAGCATTACGTGCAGTAAATTCATCAAAAGTTAAATCATCAGCAACATAAAGATCTCCACCAACATATAAGTCACTTACAGTTGTAACAATACCAGTGAAAGTGGAAAGTCCCGTTACATTTAAGGTTTGGGTTTCAGTATTTCCAAATACAGTTACACCAGTACCAGTGGTGGCAAATTTCTCATTGCCATTATAATATAATTTTACATCTTGATTGACCGTGGCTTTAAGATATGCTTCACTATCATCTGCTCTTTTAAGTATGAGTGAATCACTTCGAATTTTAAGATCATTAGTAGAATTTTTTATATGACTGTTGTTACCAGTTCCATGCCATATCTCAAGATCATCATTATTTCCAAATTTTGCTCTAGAAAGATCAGAAAACTCTAAATCATTTTCAGAATGATCAAATGTTATATTCTGAGAAGCAGCAGCACCCTGAAAAATTACATCATTATTGAATGTAGTAATACCAGCAATTGCTACTTCATCTAAATCAGTTCGTCCATCAATATCTACATTACCATTGAGGTCTACAGTATTAAAGGTCGCAACACCTGAGACATTTAAATTTGTTGATGTTACGAGACCAGCAAACTTTCCATCTCTCCACCTTTGAGTGGTAATACCAATATCAAAAGTATTATCGGCATTTGGTACTAAATTAGATACAAACTCACCACCAATATCAATATCGTCACTAGTGGAATCACCAATACCAATAGTGCCTCCTCTGAAGGTGGCATTTCCAATAAATTCTGATGTTCCGTTAATTTTGAGGTTGTTTGTTACTGTTAATCCAGCACCAACAAACAAATTACCCCCAGTAGTTGTAATACCACCAGCAGATGCTAAAGTAGTAATTCCAACAGATTCAAAAGTTTGATTTACCTTTAATCCATTTAAAATATCAACAGCAGCATTTATATCTAAATCAGATGAGAAGGTTGAAATCCCTGCAATTGTAATCCCTTCTCCGAGATGTACTTCTTTTGCAATTCCAACACCACCCTTAACAATTAATGCTCCGGTGGTTGTTGAAGTTGATTGAGTTGTATTGGAAAATGTCGCAATACCTGTGACGGTCAATCCTGCAGAATCAATCGTATCTGTCATGAAGAATTTTTCTGCAGATAGATCCCATACAAGGATCATCCCATCTTCAGTCTTTCTAGTCGATTCTACGTCAGTTAAATTAACTATTCGTGTCGGTGGTGCAGAAGCATTAGATAATACACGAATGACATTCTGAGAACCAATCCTGTCGTTAATATTAGGCATTACCTAGTTACTCCCCCTCGTAGTAGTGCTGTGCCTTCGACAGCTTTATATTCTCTACCAGCATTTAGAATTTTTACATCATATACATATCTTCCTGGTTTCAAACTGACTGTTTGATTTGAAGTCATTGAAATTGAAATAATTCCCTGATCCGCACTAGTAATTGTAGATGAAAAAGATACTGATGTAGATGCTCCATAGTGTTTCCTCATTTGTGCCTCTGTAGTGGCATCACTGAGGTCTAAAGGTGAATTTGTTCTAGTGTCTTCTAATTGAAAAGACGTGTCAAAATCAAATCCTTTTTCAATCACTATATTGGATACATAAACAGCCATTATTATTGATGCTAATATACCTCTAGATATTTATATCATTTCACCAGGCAATCATTTACTTAGAAATTGTTTTAACAACTCTTTGATTTCTTCAATATCTTTTTTCATATTATCCAACTCTTGTTTTTGAGATTTTTCTGACTCAATTTTTTTTAATCTTTGATTATACCCAATAGTGTCATAATTTAAAATTGCACCACTATCCTCATCTCGATAAAGATGAGGATGATCTTTAACTTTTGTCAATCTTTTCATTTAACTGCTAGAGTCCTAAAATCTCTGATTATTGGAGCATTTGCCTGATCTGTTGATGACATAACAACCTTAATAGCGTATCCACTAAAGTCTTCCAAATCATTTGCGGTAAATTCATACTCTAAATATTGATCTTTTTCACTTGGAGGAACTCTGACATCAGGTCTTCCATCATTAAACTTAGGATCAATTACTTTCAATTCACCTGAAGAAGTTAACTCTAAATTATCAAATCCTGGGAACAATTCAAATGATTGTTCTATTTCCGCAGAATCCTCTCTGATTAAACTATAAAGAACTCTTATATCTGCTACTCTTGGTCTATATGCTGTTAATAGAACCTTTAACGAGGATGCTGGTTGTGCAAGATTTACTGTATTTGTAACGTAAATTACTTCATGAGGATCATTTGATAATGAATTTACTCTAGAATCTGTGGTATAGTCTGTTATTGGACTATTAATATTATCTAAGATGAATTCGACAGTAGAAGTATCTGAGAATATTATTGGAGAAAGATTTTCATCGGTTGTATTGAGTGTTAATGTAGAATTAAATGATCTCTTTCCAGATACATTAGCAAATTGTGATTGATTTAATTCATTAACTCTAGAACAAACCATACGAACAGAAGTTAAATCATTTTCTCTATTCGGTGTTACTTCTTGAATAGTATTTCCAAGAGTGAATGAAACTTCATTTCCATCAATACTAGTTCCCGATGTAGTTCTAATATTGGAAGTTACAGAAGTTTGTCTTCCTGGAGAAATAATATCAAATCTAGGATTAATTCTATTGAACATGATATTTTCTGATGCTTTAATATCACTTCCACCACCAATTAACAGTGTTGAGAAGGATGCCTGTGGCAGTGTTCCAATACCGGTTGATCTATTATTTCCTAGTGATTTTCCTCCTATAGTGGATGTTGCTCCCCTATCAACTTCAATATAGTAAGAATCACTTTCGATTCCAGTATCAGAAATATCATAAACCACATTATTAATTCTTCTCAACGAGAGTCCATTGAATTCATACTTCATTACTTGATCATCGATTGCATGATCTTCTGCAACTCCCTCTACTGCTCTTGAGTTAATAGTTAATAGATTATTTACTGCAGTTTCATACGCAATAACTTCATCACCAATTTTAACATATCCAAGATTGTTAGTACTAACAGGTTGTCCTTCAAAGGTAGCAAATACTGTTGAATCGTCAACTGAAATAGTTGCACTGGATGAAGCTGTAGCACCAAGATCTGAAGTTAATATTGCAGGTGCCGTATCCGAAATAATATCATTTAACAATACCTTGTTGTTATTTGCGTACATTCCATGATTAAAGTGTTGAACTTGCAAATAATTTCCAGAATTAATTCCTGTATCTTCGGTTGAAGATGTAACATCAGTATTAGCAAGAGATACTTTAGTTGTATCAGTATTAAAATAAACCAAATCTCCTGTAGGAATTGATCCCTGAACATTACTGAGATATAATGTATCAGTATGCTGACTAGCAGTAATACTAATGATCGCATTTCTGCCAGTTTGACCAGAGGCATTAGTAAGTGAAACAATATCACCTGTATTATATCCCGTTCCTCTCTTATTAACAGTCACAGTAGTAACACTGCTGCCGATACCAACAGCACCTATATTTACAGTTAGTCCACTACCTTGTCCTGAAATATTAACAGTAGAAACATCATTACGAAC